ATCGAAAAACTGACCGCCCGATGACAACGCCCCTCTTCCTTCTCCGATGTGAGCAGATCGGGCTGTCCCTCTCGGAGCTTGATCTGCTCACGATCGGAGTCGTGAATGATATGTTCACCGAAAAGGAAAATGACGAATATGACGGCTGGCATGAGGTCGCTGGACAGGCGGACTTTGATGCGTTCTGATTGACTTTTTCTCCCTGCTGTGCTATAATTCAGTTGTGCAAACCATGATGAAACAGAGGTGCTTTTATGAACGTATACACAGGGAATCAGAATTTTGCTGAGTTTTTTTCATATTTGAATATGAAAAATCCTTCCAATCGGTTCAATGCTTGTAATTCGGAAAGAATACAGAGTTTTCTTGTAAAATTTCCAAATTTCAGGCTTCCTTCTGCTTATGTCGAATTCATGCGTTATGCGGGTAGCGGAAATTTTTGGATAGGCTCTGATTGCAGCTTTGATGATGTACCGAAACTACGGGAGTGGGCAGATGAATTGTTAGAAGAAAACAGCTTTCCCTGCAAGCTGAAAGAGGATGATTTTGTTTTCTGGATGCATCAGGGGTATATGTTCTATTTCTTCAATTTGTCAGAAGGTGACGATCCGCCTGTTTATTATTATTCAGAAGCTGCTGAAATCTCAAGCTTTGTAAAATGTAGTGACAGCTTTACAAGTTTTATTATAAGGCAAGGCGGTCAATATCGTCACGATTCTGAAAAGCACTGAGTGATCGCATTAACCGAATACACACCAAGCACTTGCAAATTACAGCAGGTGCTTTTTTCATGCCCTCACGGAGGAGGTGAACCGCATGGCAAACAGAATCAAGGGCATCACCGTTGAGATCGGCGGCGATACAACCAAGCTGTCGAAGGCTCTGGAAGGTGTCAATAAAAACATCAAGAACACGCAGACGCAGCTCAAGGATGTTCAGAAGCTGCTGAAGCTCGATCCTTCCAACACGGAACTGCTCTCGCAGAAGCACAAGCTCCTCGCCGATGCGGTGACGGCTACCAAAGAAAAGCTGGAAACCCTGAAAACCGCTGCGGAACAGGCAAACACGGCACTCGCCAACGGCGACATCTCGCAGGAGCAGTATGATGCCCTGCAGCGTGAGATCATCGAAACGGAACAGGAACTGCAGAACCTCCAGCGTGAGGCAGAGGCTTCCAGTACGGCATTTTCCAAGCTCGGTCAGGCGGGAGAAATGCTTGAAAAAGCCGGTGACAAAATTGCCGATGTCGGAACGACACTGACCACGCATGTGACCGTTCCTGTTATGGCTGCCGGAATTGCCGCTGTCAAGACTGCAGCCGACTTTGATTCCGCCATGAGCAAGGTCGCTGCTGTATCTGGTGCGACCGGTGATGAACTGGACGTGCTCCGCAACAAAGCCCGCGAAATGGGTGCAAAGACCAAGTTCTCCGCTTCCGAAGCCGCCGATGCCATGAACTATATGGCGATGGCAGGCTGGAAAAACGGAGATATGCTGGAAGGTATCGAGGGCATCATGAACCTTGCTGCCGCTTCCGTCGAGGACTTGGCAACAACTTCGGATATTGTAACTGACGCTCTGACCGCTTTCGGCTTATCTGCTGCCGACAGCGGTCATTTTGCTGATGTGCTGGCGGCGGCATCGTCCAATGCGAACACGAACGTCAGCATGATGGGTGAAACCTTCAAATACTGTGTGCCTGTTGCAGGTTCTCTGGGATTCTCATGCGAGGATACAGCGCAGGCAATCGGTCTGATGGCAAACAGCGGCATCAAGTCCACGCAGGCTGGTACGTCTCTGCGTTCCATCATGACTGCTCTTGCGGGCGATGTCAAATTCTGCGGTGATGCCTTCGGCGAAATGGAGATCGCCACCACCAATCAGGACGGCTCCATGCGCGAGCTGAACGACATTCTGGCGGACTGCCGTGTGGCTTTTGCACAAATGTCCGAATCGGAACAGGCATCGGCAGCGCAGGCGCTGGTCGGCAAAAATGCAATGTCCGGTTTCCTCGCACTGATGAATGCTGCACCTGCGGATATTCAGAAGCTGGAGGGTGCGATCAGCACTTGTTCCGACGAGATCAACGGCTACAACGGTGTCACTGAAAAGATGGATGCCGTGATGCAGGATAACCTCGGCGGTCAGCTCACCATTCTGAAATCACAGCTTCAGGAGCTTGCCATTTCTTTCGGTGAAATCCTGATGCCTGCTATCCGTTCTATTGTATCCCGTATTCAGGGACTTATCGATAAATTCAATGCACTGTCGCCTGCGACAAAGGAAACCATTGTCAAGGTTGCACTTGTAGCGGCTGCACTCGGACCTCTCCTTGTCGTAGTCGGCAAAACAATGGTCGGTGTAGGTAAGCTGATGCAGCTTGTCGCAAACCTGCCGACGATCATTGCAAGCACAAAGGCGGCGTTCGCTTCCTTCGGTGCTGCGATTGGCGGTATCAGTGCGCCCGTGGTCGCTGTCATTGCAGTTGTCGCTGCACTGGTGGCGGCTTTTGTGCATCTCTGGCGTACCAATGAGGACTTCCGAAATAAGATCACTGCGATCTGGAATCAGATCAAGAGTGTTTTCGACAACTTCTGTCAGGGTATCGTTGACCGCATCAATGCGCTGGGCTTTGATTTCAAAAATATCACCGAGGTCATCAAGGCTGTATGGGACGGACTCTGCAAGTTCCTGAAGCCGATCTTTGAGGGGCAGTTCCAGCAGATTGCAAATATCTTCAAAGCCGTGACAGACATTATCCTGAGTGTTCTGGATATTTTCGTCGGTATCTTTACCGGCGACTGGAGCAGAGTGTGGGACGGTATCAAGGGCATTTTTGCTGCTGTATGGAATTTCATCAAGGATACGCTGAAAAATGTGTTGAATATGATCTGCGGTATTTTCGGCACAGATCTTGGTGAAGTAAAGGACTTCTGGGTAGGCGTCTGGACGAGTATCAAGAACTTCTTTGTGAACATCTGGAACGGTATAAAGAACTTCGTAAGTACCGTCCTCAATGCGATCAAAAACTTTTTCACAACTATCTGGACAGGTATCAAGAACTTTTTTGTCGGTATCTGGACTGCAATTTATAACAGCGTATCTGAGAAAATCAACCTCATAAAAACAGCTATCACGGTCGTTTGGAACGCGATTCATACAGCAATCACCACTGTTTTGAATGCAATCTGGTCTGTTATCACAACTGTGTGGCAGACCATTTATGATTTCATCTCTCCGCTGCTGGACGCGTTCAAGTATCTGTTTGAAACGATTTTTGAAGCAATCCACGTTATTATCAGCCGTGTCATGGAATGGATACAGGAAAAGATCACCACCACATGGGAAACCATCAAGGCGGTTGTGACAATCGTGCTGGAAGCAATCAAGACGTTTTTCGAGACGATCTGGAATGCTATTTCTACCACGGTCAGCACGGTAATGGATGCGATTTACAATGTGATTTCTACAGTCTGGAACGCGATCTCTGGCTTTATCTCCGGAGTGCTGAATGCGATCTGGTCAGTGATTTCATCTATCTGGGACAGTATTAAAAACCACATCACCAATACGCTGAATGCGATTCATGCTGTTGTATCGGCAGTGTGGAATGCGATCTCCGGTTTCATTTCCAGTGTGGTGAATGCGATTTCCAGCACCATTTCTTCCGTCTGGAACGGCATCAAGAACACGATTACCAATATCCTGAATGCCATTAAAACAACGGTATCGAATATCTGGAACAGCGTGAAAAATGCCGTGACTCAGAAGATCACGGCAATCAAGGACACTATCGTCAACGGCTTCAATGCCGCAGTAAACTTCATCAAGAATCTCGGCTCTCAGGCGTTCCAGTGGGGCACAGATATAATCAACGGTATTGTTGATGGTATCAAGAGCTGTGTCAATAAGTTTTCTGACGCTGTAAAGGGCGTTGCAAACAAGATTAAGTCCTTCCTGCACTTCTCTGTACCTGATGATGGACCCCTCGCGGATTTCGAGAGCTGGATGCCGGACTTCATGCAGGGACTTGCAGACGGTATCAACGCAAATACTAGCGTGGTAAACGATGCAGTCAACGGCTTGGCAGGCGGACTTGCTGAGAAAATCAGCAGTGTAATTCAGAGCACACTATCCAATGTGGTAACATCGGTGCAGGGGTTCATGACGCAGGTGTTTGATACTGTCAAAACAGTCTGGACAAACGCCAATGCTGCGATCAATGCTACGATGTCGCAGATCAGCAGTGGCATCACTTCCGGCTGGAGAACGATCGTCAGCACAATTAAAACCGCACTTGAAAATATCCGCAATGTCATCACGACCACATGGAAGACTGTATCTTCTGTGATCTCTGCAGCACTGGACGGTATTAAGAAAATCGTCACGGCGGTATGGACGGCGCTGAAGAACCTCATCAAAACGGGACAGCTCGATATCAAATCTGTGGTGACGACAACGTGGGAAGCTATATCCGGCGTAGTTCGGACAGCGGTCAATGCAATCAAAACCGTTGTGCAGGCGGTCTGGGATGCAATGCCGGATACCGTGCGCAGCACCATGAATCGTGTCAAGGAAGCCGCGCTGTCTATCTGGAACGGCATAAAAAACGGCATCTGTGACAGGCTTGGCGGAGTGCGGGATGCGGTCGTCAACGTCATGAACGCTGTTTATAACGCAGTCATGGATAAGGTCAACAGCTCGTGGTCATGGGGACGCGACCTCATGCAGAACCTCATCAACGGCATCACCTATATGCTCGGCAGCCTGATCAACACAGTTGCAGATGTAGCTCGTTCCATCTGGGAGCATCTGCATTTTTCCGTACCTG